GGTGAAAGTGTTCCAGAAAATCCAATGGGTCAAGAACCTGATCTTGGTACAGATATGGAACCAGGTATGGATAAGAGTTCTCTGGATGACATGAATCCAGTAGGAGACGAGTTTAGTGCTAGTGATGCAGCCGCTGGTGGAGATGCCACTTCCGGACGTGAAATGCGTGAAAGCAAACAACAACGTCGTGTACGCAAATTGTCTGAAGCACACAGTATCATGTCTAAATTGGCCTCATGAGATTATTTGAAGTAGATCAAGGATCCGCTGGCAACGTCATGAAAGTAATGCAAGGACTTGCCAATAAGCAAGGGCAATCCAGCGAGCTTCCATGGCCAGATGTAAAAAGTATTCTAGATTCTTTCGGTCTAGGTATTTCTAAAGATGGGTTACAGCAATTTAAAAATGCCGTTGACCCCCAAGGTGCTGTTATACAAGATGTTACTGATAACGGTAGTATTATTTTAAACACAAAAGTAAAAAATCCAAATGCCAAACCAGATGCTGTTTCACCAAATACAAGAGGTGGAGGCGGTGGTGGACCAAGTCTAGACAGCATGGCATCACACGCGGCACGAGAAGTTACTCGATAATTGCTTTTATAATCTAAAGATAGTATAATTAATGTTATGACTATCTTTACTCCTCCTCCATTCGTTGAACGCTTCCAATACAAAAACTGTAAACAAATAAATGATCCTGTAACAAGGAAACGTGTTTACCGAACTCCTGATGGTGAAACACTGCCCAGTGTAACAACTATTCTCAGTGCCACTAAAGATATGACAGCATTGAATGAATGGAAAAAACGTGTTGGTGTTGAAAAAGCACAGCAAATAACAACCGAAGCGGCATCGCGGGGAACTGCTATGCACGCCAACTTAGAACGTTTTATCATTGGTGAACAACGACAGCCGGGTAATAATCCGGTTCATGTACAGGCCAATAAAATGGCAGATGTGATTATTGAAAATGGCCTAAGCAAAATGAGCGAAGTATGGGCTCTTGAACAATCACTTTATTTTCCTGGACTATATAGTGGTACTACAGATGGTATTGGAGTATTTGAAGGCGAACCCTGTATTTTTGACCATAAACAGACCAACAAACCGAAACGAGCAGAATGGGTAGATGACTACTACATGCAGTTATGTGCCTACATATTAGCTCACAACGAAGTCTATGGTACTGATATTTGTAGAGGTGTAGTGTTTATGTGTAGTAGTGATCTACAGTATCAACAATTTGATTTACTACCAAAAGATTTTAATATGTGGCAAGACAGATGGCTCAAAAAAGTTGAAGAATACTATTCAACAAGTCTATAAACAACTGCCTGCCCAACAAGCATAAATATCCTATAACGAGGATATTCATATGGCAGTTGTGGAGATAGCAAAAATACAGATCCGTAGAGGTCAAGAAAATCAAACAGGTATGCCTCAGCTGGATTCTGGCGAATTCGGTTGGGCAGAAGATACCGAGCATTTATATATTGGTAAACGTATTGTCGACGGTGCTGTTGACGATAATAATACCCGTATTTTAACAGAAAATGATCTAGTCAACATTTTTAGTTTAATTGCTCCAGGCAGTGCCATAGCAAGTACGAGTACCTACAAATATAGAGATAATTTGCCGTTGGGTTATATTAATTCTACCATAACCAGTATTGCTGCCAAATTAGACGATATAGCCAATCTCACAGATTGGGGTGTGATTGCCAGCACAACTGCTACCGATATTTGGAGTAATCTCAATACCGCTATTCAAGATTTATTCAACAATCAATATATTCCCGACGCACCTCGTCAACTACGTATTCCAGCCGGTAACTATTATGTTTCTGATGTTGTCTATCTTCCACCTAATACAAGTCTTGTTGGTGAAGGTAAAGCATTAACAAATTTAATTTTAACCAACACCAGTACCAATTTATTTCAAACAATAGATAGGCAGGGCAATCTATACGGTAATATGCCCAATGATAAAATTACACAACCAAAGAATATTCGTATAGAGGGAATGACACTACAGTTCAACACCGGTACAACTTCTACAAATACCTTGTTGAGTTTAGATAATGTATATGATGCTCGTATAGTAGATGTTGGATTTGGTGCGTTAACGGCTAGTGCTCAGACATATGAAACTTTTGTAATTGCAGCCAATTCAAGCATGGGGTCTGGTGCCAATGTGTTGGTAATTGATGTAGGAGCATATCCAGAATTTATTAATCTTGATGTAGCATCAGGTGTATACTATGTTACCGGTAACAATGTGTATGCCAACAACTTTGCCCAACTTGTGTCAATAATATCCACTGTTGGATCATTATATACTTTTGCCACCACAAGTAGTTTTGGAACCATGAATTTTTCAACTCCCAGTGAGGTTTATTCTTTACTACAATATAATGGATGGGGAATTGGCATTGAGGCTCGCGGACAATACGGTGGTTATATATCCGATGCCGCAAAATTATGTGCCAATATACAAGTCATTGACTGTAATTTTAGCAATTTGAATACATGTGTGGAAAGTACAGGATCTACGAGTAGAATTTTAATTGAGAATAACGTGCTTGAAAGTTCTTTGCAAGGTATACGGTTATATTATGACAACAGTGTATCAGATCCTTACATTAGTATTGGCCCCACCAATGGAATCATTAAAGAAAATAGATTTGAAAGCATTGTTAAAGAGGCTATTTACATCGGCGTCAATCCCAACAATTACCCAAGTAGTCATATTAGCAGTTATAACTATTTTGATCAATGTGCCAATGATTTACAAATAAGTGATTCTGGTATAACAACATCTGCTTATGCTGTCATTGTGTTTAACAGTACCGGTAATAGGACCAATAATGATTATTTTAATAGAAGATCAATTGCCAATGTACAACTAGCAGGTACACCGTTTAACTATTATAATTCTTCATTTTATTACAATCCACTAGCTACAGGATCTACATCTATACAAGATCAAAGTACAATTACTGTACCAGCACCATCTGGGACGTTTACCAATGTTGTCAGTTTTCCATTCAACAATCAGGATCAATATATTGAGTTGAAGTATCAAATGACTAGTGCTGTATTATCGAGAAAAGGTACAGTGGTTTGTAATATCACAGCCGCCGGATCTTCGAGTATTTCTGATACGTATACCTACACCGAAACTCAAAATTCATATGATGGAACAACAAATAACATGATGAGTTCTGCCGGTTCTGGATTAGATACACTTGTTGTTAGTAACACATACGCTATATTATCTAATTTGGCATATGTTAACGGAAGTAACAGTAATTTGTATATTACAGGTAGTGCAGTTTATGCTGGTGTTACAGCAATGGTTATTAGTGTAACGCCAGTTAATAACACATATGTTATTATCACCCAATCTAATATTCCACAATTTAACTACGTCACTGGAGGAGAAACATGGACATTGTTAGAAGCAGACAGTCCGCTCTTTACCACCAATGTAGCAAACAGTTTAAACGCAGTGACCTTGGTATGTGATACTACTCGTTGCCAGTATGGTGTTACAATTGAATACGAAAATAGTATATTCTTTTAATAATGTTTGATCGTGAGTTTGAAGATCGTGTGTCGGCCTGGGCCGAACTGCGTTCTAATTTAGAAACAGGTATTGATCCTTTTGCCGATGTAATTAAATTTTGGCAACCGGCACCGTATGTGCAATATAATCATAAGATAGATCCGTACAACCAATCTGCATGGCCAACTCCGTGGGAGATAATACTACACAACAAGTATGATGATTTTACTAGAGCATTAATGATTGGATTGACATTGAAATATACCAATCGGTTTGGTACGGCTGATATTCAAATAAAATCATTGGTAGACCTTGCTCGAAAATATGTTTATAATATAGTATCTATAGATGATACATGGGTACTTAATTATGAAGAAAACACACCGGTCCCAGCAAATTCTATTTCTGACGAATTTCGTCTTGAAAACCTTGTGATCATTAAAAGACCAACATAAATATCGAGCCCGCAGATCAAACAGTAGAGAAGAATAACAACAAGGTAAAAATATGACGACAGTAGTGAAACGTAATGGAGAGTGTGTTCCATTAGACATCGCCAAAATACAAAGACAAGTAGCACATGATTGTAAAGGTATAGATGGAGTTAGTCCTTCCATGATTGAGATCAAGGCACAAATCGAAATTCACGATGGCATGACAACAAAAACTATTGATGAACTATTGTTAAAAGCAATGGTTGACCTAATAGACGAAAGCGAAAATCCAGAAATTAACAATGTAAATTATCAATACGTAGCAGGTAGACAATTAATTAGTATGTTACGCAAAGAAGTGTATGGAAGTTATACTCCTCCTCGCTTGTATGAAATAGTAAAGAAAAATGTAGACATAGGCATGTACTCAAAAGAATTATTAGAGTGGTATACTGAAGACGAATGGAACATTATTGATCTGTTTATGGATCATGACAAAGACGAAACATATACATATGCGGCAATTGCGCAGTTGCGCGAAAAATATCTGTTACAAAATCGCAGTACTGGGCAGATATACGAAAGTCCTCAAGTGCGGTATGCTGTGGCCTCCGCAACAGCGTTTCATGCTGAGTCAAAAGATAAAAGATTAAAATTGATAAAGGAATATTATGAATGTGCAAGTGATGGACATTTTACTCTTGCTACACCGGTATTGGCCGGTCTTGGTACTAATACCAAGCAATTTAGCTCTTGTGTGCTCATTAGTAGCGATGATACATTAGACAGTATTTTTGCCTCAGGTGAGATGATGGCCAAGTATGCCAGTAAACGTGCTGGCATTGGATTGGAGATTGGACGTATACGTCCATTAGGCGCTCCAATTCGTAATGGTGAGATTAAACACACAGGTATGATACCATTCTTGAAAAAATGGTTTGCTGATTTACGTAGCTGCAGTCAGGGAGGAATTCGCAACGCCAGTTGTACAGTAACATTCCCCATTTGGCATGCACAATTTGAAGATTTGATTGTGTTAAAAAATAATCAAGGCACCGAAGAAGTTCGTGTTAGACAAATGGATTACTCTGTAGTTGTCAATAAGATGTTTTGGAATCGATACAAACGTGGAGAAAATATCACTCTATTTGATCCACACGAAGTTCCAGATCTCTACCAAGCATATTATAGGGACAGTGCAGAATTTGAAATCTTGTACTTGAAATATGAACAGGACAAGACAATTAAAAAGAAAACGTTATCGGCAGAAGATGTATTCAAGAATGGTATACTTAAAGAGCGGACTGATACTGGGCGTATATATCTTGTTAATATTGACAATGTGATCAATCAAGGTCCGTTTGACACAACAACAGATCCGATTTATCAATCGAACCTTTGCCAAGAGATACTCTTGCCAACTAGACCTTTCCAAAGAATTGAAGATCAAGAGGGCAGAATTGCATTGTGCACCTTGGGAAGTATAAATTGGGGAGCATTTACAAATCCACAGCAGATGCGTAAAGCATGTCGTGTGTTAGTTCGAAGTTTAAGTAATTTATTAAACTATCAGGATTTTTTAAGCATACAAAGTAAACTGGCCAATGAGGAATTTGAACCACTAGGTGTGGGCATTACCAACTTGGCATATTGGCATGCCAAACGTAATTTAAAATACGGGACACCTGAATCACTAGCAGAAGTCAAACGTTGGATGGAACATCAAGCCTATTACTTGACTGAGATGAGTGTGGAACTTGCACAGGAACGTGGGGCATGTAAGCGCAGTGAATTTACGTATTATGGTCGGGGGATATTTCCATGGGAGCGTAGAGCACAAGGGGTTAACGAGTTAACAGACTTTACTCCTTGTATGGATTGGGAACCATTACGTGACAAAATGAAACAATATGGAATTCGTAATGCTACATTAATGGCCGTTGCTCCGGTAGAATCTAGCTCTGTGGTATTAAACAGCACCAATGGAATTGAAATGCCAATGGAATTGATCAGTGTTAAGGAATCAAAGGCCGGATCATTTGTACAAGTGGTTCCTGAATATCGGAGACTAAAGAATCGTTATCAATTAATGTGGGACCAAACAGATTGTGTTGACTATTTGAAAACATCAGCTGTGTTGGCTGCATATATTGATCAAAGTTTGAGTACTAATACATTCTATTCGCCAAAGCATTTCAAAGACGGAAAGGTTCCGGGAACATTGATTGCCAAGAATTTGATGTTGGCATACAAGTGGGGTCTGAAAACAATTTATTATAGCCTAATCTCCAAAACTGACTCTAAACATATATTAACAACAACTCAAAAAACATTGGTATCCGAACCAGTCACAGTTTACGAAGAAGAAGAGGATTGCTTGGCCTGCAAGCTCTAGAATAAAATAAGAAGAATAAAATGTCAAAATCATACAACCTATCAAAACCAACAGACTATCTAAAACGTAAAATGTTTTTAGATGGCGTAGTCACTGTACAGAGGTTTGAAGAATATCGCCAGCCAAAAATTGCCAAATTTGAAGAACTACAAAGGGGTTTTTTTTGGGTACCTGAAGAAATTAGTCTTACTAAAGACAAAATGGATCACAAAGATGCTTCTGATGCTGTTAAACACATCTTCACAAGTAATTTGTTACGCCAAACAGCACTAGATAGTATACAGGGCAGAGCACCTGTACAAATCTTTAGTCCGGTAGTTAGTATTCCCGAGTTAGAATCATTAGTATCTATTTGGTCGATGTTTGAAACAAACATCCATTCAAAGTCATATAGCCATATTATTCGTAATGTCTATGGTGTTCCCAAAGAAGAGTTTAACAAAATTCATGATACTGCCGAGATTGTGGATATGGCCGCTAACATTGGAAGATACTATGAAGCATTACACGTTCTCAATTGTCGTAAAGAAATAGGTGAAGAGCTTGATCTACACACTCACAAACGAGCAATTTGGATGGCGCTACACGCAAGCTATGCTCTTGAGGCTCTCCGTTTTATGGTCTCGTTTGCCACAAGTTTAGCAATGGTTGAGAATAAAATTTACATTGGCAACGGCAACATCATATCGTTAATTCTGCAGGACGAATTGTTACATGCAGAATGGACTGCTTGGTTGATCAACAACGTAACCAAAGACGACCCAGAATTTATTACACTTGAAGAAGAATGTGCTGACGAAGTATATGCTATGTATATGGAAGTAATTGAAGAAGAAAAAGCATGGGCAGATTACTTGTTTAAATTAGGTCCAGTAATTGGTCTTAACGCTATTATTTTGAAAGACTTTGTAGATTACACAGCATTTATACGTTTGAAAGACATTGGCATCAAATATTCAGGAGAGCATCCTAAGTCTAGTCCTATTCCATGGTTCAACAGACACATTAACATTGGTAAAAAACAAAGTGCTCTACAGGAAACAGAATCAACAAACTATGTTATTGGTGCGATGAGCGATTCAGTTAGTTATGACGAATTACCAGATTTATAAGGAAAGATAAAAAATGAAAGCAATCGTTTGGAGCAAATATAACTGCCCATATTGTGAGCAGGCAAAAGCATTATTAGGTCAAAAAGGTATTCCCTTTGAAGAACGTAAAATTGGTGATGGCTATACTCGAGAAGATTTATTAGAAGCAGTTCCAACTGCACGTACAGTTCCACAAATATTTTTAGATGACGAACTGGTTGGTGGGTTTACTGAACTCAAACAATATATTGAAGAAATGGCGGGCGGATATGGAGACTGATGGGTTAATAGGTAGTACTATCGATATTCCCAGTAGTATAACTGCTGTGCCACACCACTTGGCATTACCGGCATCAGGTAATGTAACTATCAGTACAACCAGTAGCGGATCATTTGGATCAGTTTCATATGGAAACGCTTCGTCATATCTGTATAATCCTATCATTAGTACAGGTACAGCAGTATTATATAGTACAGCAGGATTATATGTATCTTCCGACGCTGAATTTGACGGAGATATTAAATGGAAGGGTCGTAGCCTAAGCACATTGTTAGAAAAGATTGAAGACAGGTTGGCCATACTGGCAGAACCTGATCCAGAAAAATTAGAAAAGTTTGCGGCCCTTAAAAAGGCATACGATAACTATAAGTTATTAGAAAAATTAATAGGTGAATAATATGACAACATTGGATCCTAACATAACACTATTAGTACAACAATTAAAATTTCTTGAAACGCAGGTTGGTGTATTGAAACAACGAATAAATTTTTTAGAAAGAGAAAATAATAGACGAAAAAATGATGTTAATCAGGTAGCATCGTTAATAAACAAAAAAGGATAATATGTTATTAATAAAAAAACCATATACACAGGGCGATGTTGTAAGTTTAAAAATTATAAATGGTGATGAATTAATTGCTCGATTTGAAAGTGAAGATTCCACCACCGTTACAGTCAACAGACCGCTGGCATTGACCATGGGGGCGCAAGGATTGGGTATGATTCCTTGGATGTTTCTTTCTGATGAAGAAACCATGATCATACAAAAAAGTCATATACTTGTACCGGTAGCACCCAGCAAGAAAGATGCGTCGGATCAATACATGCAAGGGACTACTGGAATAGCACTACGTTGATTGTATGACAGCAACCACCGCAACCAATCATATTCAGGTACCAGGTACCTTGGTAATTGATCTAAACAAAGCCATTAATATGCAAGGGCTTTATTCATTGATTCAAAATGTGTATCCATCTGATCAAAATTTAACCGTAGTGGGGATATCTATTCCTATTTTAAACATAGGTTGTAAAGAATTTGGAATTATAGATCCAATCTCTGATATAAAATCAGCAATTTCAAGATTATATGATTACTTAATGAAGGCTTATCTAAAGCCTGTTTATGAAATATTAATGAAATTATTTGATATTCTTAAGTCTTTTGGACTTGGTATTTTAGATCTTACTATACCAATTCTTAATCTACACATTAGTGATTTGTTTGCTGATAATTTATATGATAAATTGAAAGCAAGTTTATTAGATCTGTATAATAATTCAAAAGATAAATTAATTTCATTGTTAAAATTACTGGATATTCCTTATCCATTGTTTAAAGATTTTAATACTCCAGAACTTGAAATTGAAGAAATTGTAAAAAGAGTGATGGCTAGTATATGGACATTCTTTTTTAAATTAGTGGATAAAATTAAAACATCATATCAAACGGCATTGGCGGTTTATGATGCTCTTACAACTCCCACTGTGTTTCCTCCCCCATTAAGCACAATTTGGAAAAAGGCTGTGGATGCTCTTCTTGCCGAAATAGAAGCGTTTTTATTGAGGATGCCAACCATACAAGAAATTGAAGATGCCATACTGGCTTATGCTAGAAAATTGTATAACAAATTTGAAGTAACTTATGAAGAATTAATCAAGGCAATTAAAAGTATACAATTACCTATATTTAAAAATCCACTAGATTGGCTGTTGCCGATTGATCCACATCTAAATAGGCCAAACATAGATTTTGCTAAATTGGTATCTGATATTAAAATTTGGATGAATAACTTTATCGGGCAAATTATTGTCAAATTTATTCAGGCTATTTCTGTAATATTAAAAATATTCGGACTTTCATTTGTAATACCAACAATAAATATTCCTATTACTCTCTGTGCTGTAGCCAGTTGACATATTGTATATTTTTATTTGGTATCCTGTATTTGTGTTTGAAACTTCTGTGCAAGTTGTATTCGTACCTGGTTGTTTAGTCCGGGCCAATGTATAACAAAATCTCCTGGTTGCCATTGACCGCTGTAACCCAATAGATCCTTGCTGTCAAGTCCGTAAATGGTGTAATCGTAACTGTTGATTTCCCGTTGTGGGATTATCTTGAACAGGCCTTGAAACTTAGGATAGAAATCTATCACGGCTTGTTGTTCAAACCACTTGGTATCGTTTTTGTATTCGCCTTTCTTGCTGAGTAAAAACTCTAACCACTGGCGTCCTTGCATGCTGTTACGCACCAAGAAACTGCCGGTGTTGATGCTGGCAATATCTACTGCCAATATAACATGATAGTCATTGTCAATCAAATCTTCGACACGAAAATCAAAATTGGTAATCATGGCATCGTTATCCAGCCACCATACCCAGGCAATATCGGGGCTGGCATTCATGACTTCTAGTATGTGTACAAATTTGTCAAAGTGTACCTGATTGGGACTGAGGTTGGTGGTTTTGGGTATGGCTTGATATCCGTGCTTTGCGGCATACTGCTCTTTGTTGCTCCAGGTATACTGGGCCAACTGCTCGTGGCTGGTGCCACTGAAAATACTTACAATGGCTAGATTGACCCGATCCTGACTCCACAATGCAGGTACACTGTCCCACAATTTCACTATGTCAAAATAGGGATCAATTCCGCTTTCCCCTGTGATATGGAATGCCAATCCCGGAATTGGAGACAGCAACATAATGTCAGGCTGTTGCCAGACTAAATTGATGCTTTTGTCTTCCACTTGGTCGGCACGGTTGGCGGTCAAAGCAACCACTTCTTGGAAATGAGTTCGATACTTGTTGTAAATGGCTCGACTGGCCAAACAGGTAAATGTGGTGTGTTTGATAGTGCGGTAGTGTCTGTAAGTACCCAGTATTAGATAACTATCATAAATTTCTTGATAGCGACACATGTCATCGTGTGGATTGATGGCTATCATTTTTCCGGTGTATCGTTCGAAGTTGGTCAAAGAGTCCAACATGTCTTGTATGGCTTTAGGGGTGTGCAGGTAGTCGTCGTTGACATGGTACCAAAGATCGGTACAGCGTTCTTCCACCAACTGATACACACGACTCATTGTGTGTGCAGTTCCCGTACCATCCTCTACAGAAATAAATTCGTTAGGTACTCGACAATGACCGAGAATTCGCTTGATATCTGCCACCTCTTCGGGCAAACTATGATCATCTAGTACTACTAGACTGACCTGATGATCTTGCACTTGATTTATGCTGTTAACCAGACTGCTGATACATACGTTGACCAGGTTATGTTTGGGTACATTTATGTATCTGTTGTTACCGTGCGACATGTTGACAGCGGTACAAGTTCTCAGTATAATTAGTAATTGTCTCATCAGATGTTTTTATTATAGTAGCATATATTTAAGCACATTTGATATTGAATGTCAAAAGAAATGATTGTTGTCAAAACGCAACAGCCAGAGTTGACAGACCAAGGCAATGCCTATACACAAGCAAGTTTGCATAATAAATAAATAATCTAGTAGGGGTAAACTGGCATAGCTGGTTGCCAAGGTGCAAGACCTTGTTGTTGGGCGGGAGCAGTACAAGCCCTATAGATCCCGTCAAAAATTTTGGAGATTACCATGAAAAAACTCGCATTGACCTTAGCACTATTATCAACGTTTGCTTCCGCAGAAGCCTGTTGTTATCGTGGATATTATCATCACGGATATTACGGTGGTGGTATTGGATGGGTTGCCCCAGCAGTGGTTGGGGGTGTTATTGGTTATGAACTAGCTCGTCCTAATACAGTAATAGTTGAGCAACCACCAGTGGTGTATGTTCAACCACAAGCACAACAGCCTGTGTTACAATCCCCGCCAGTGGGATATCATTGGCAACAAATGATTGATCCACAAACTAATACACAAAAAATTGTTTTAGTTCCAAATTAATGATTACTGTAACGGACCATGCTAAATTTAAAATTAAACAAAATTTAAAAAAGCGTGGTAAGGGTGTGGGTATTCGCATCGGTGTACGTACCACCGGATGTAGTGGACTGGCTTATGTATTGGAATATGTGGACAAGTATACAAGCGAAGAGGGTGTAATTAATTATGCTCAAAATGATTTTTGTTTATTGGTTAGTTTGAAAGACGAGCCCTATCTAAACGGATTGACCATGGACTGGGTTCGAAATGGGCTCAACGAAGGATTTGACTTCAACAATCCAAATGAGCGCGATCGTTGCGGGTGCGGAGAGAGTTTTAGGATATAAATATTATTAGGTGAGAAGACTATACTATATGATCGCATGAAGTAGATTGTAAGGAGATTTTATGTCTAAATCTAAAGTTGTAAGAGCTGTTGAAAGTTTGATAGATGAAATGACTGGGTTACCGGAATATGTTTATGCTATCCGTGTTGTAGAAGCTGCCAGATCAGAAATATTACAGTTAGAAACTGAGGCAGAATACTACAGAACGTTATGTGAAGGTTACGAAAAGATTACTTTATAGTCTAACATGCTGTATAATATACATATGGAACAATACATTGGTTACGCATTTGGAACACGATCCCAGTGATGTTGATTCAAAGATTGAACAGTTATGGCGTGACAACTTGTAAAGAATGGTTGTAATCCCTTCCGAGCGAAGGAGTCTTGGACTTTGGTAGGACAAAGGTATTACAATCTTCCTTTGACCAGCCCCAACTGCTGAATTTTAGGATCACCTATTTTAAGTAAAAAACTTTTAGACCCATTGTTATACCAGTGAGTCTTTTTCTTTGATTCAAAATAATCTATAGAACTTACCCATCCGTCGGGGATAATATCTTCGGGCCTAAATCGTTTCTTTTCTTTTGTTGTTATGTTGTAGTAGAATTTTGTTCCATAAGATCCATTGTTGCTACCAGAAACTTTTTTAGATAAGTTTTCGGATCTTTCTTTTCTTTGTTCTTCGGTTAAATTTTCCCAAGTATTAGGATTTAACAATCCCATTTCTACTAATTTAGACCAACTTGTTTGTCTGACTTTGTTGTAGGTTTCTTCGGTCCAATTTTGAGTCCCACCTACTATAATCTCACCTGAATCAACTTTTTGACGATATGCCTTTATATTTGGTCTGTCTTCTTTTGGTATTGAATTTATGTGCTCAAATCCACCTATACCGCCCGACCGCATATTATAACAATATGGTTTTCCTAAATGAGGTGCTACGGTTTCTTCTTCTTTGAGTAAACATTCCGCTTCGCTATTAAATACAAACAAAGTTTCTCTTATAAAATTTTCTTTGCCGTATTTTTTGACAGCATTTATTATCTGCGATCCGGACCCATAATAACCATCAAATTGATATGGATCTAAATCTTGGGTATGTTTCCCAATATAAAATTTGTTGTTGACAAGATTGATGGTTTTATATACAATATAGAACATGATGTGTAACCCTTATAAATACATTTGAGGACAGTCCCGAGTAACCCCGGGGTTGGTGTTAGTTACCGCTAACACCTTACTCAAATATTTATGATTGTATGAAGGAAAAAGAAAAGTATTCAAGACGGGGTTTCGAAACCCCCCGCTCCACCAAAAGAATTCTGAGTGTACCGCATCCGGCATTAAGCCGTGCGGTGAAGGTGTTAAGCAGTAACAAGTGAACCTGTAACATTAGAGCGACACCTGCTCCTTAGACAGAATTCTTCTGATGGGGCGGACATGGTGATCGATTGGGTAATTAGTATTTGACCAGACAGTCCGGCAATGTAGAAGCCGTTAGGATTGGGGTGACCCGGTCGCAGAAGCAAAAAAATATAAATGCAAATGACGCATTCTATGGAGAAGAGCGCCTAGCGGCGTAAACTCCACGGGGTAGTTATACCTTGTAACCCAAACTAACAGAACCCGCTTCGGCGGGTTTCTTTTGAATAAATATCCAATGCGAATAACAGAAATCCTAATAGAATACAATCAAGACATAACGGTGCAACGGTTAAGTCCAGCACCAGAGTCTATGAGAGCCAGTGAATTTATTATAGAAGGTAGAAATCATCCAGTTATAGTAGTGGATGTACAACCTGAATATTCGGGCATGAATGACGGTGATGAAAACTCCGTATTCACGCAAATTATTCAATTTGTAAACCATCAAACCGGTCCTGTGTTGATGTTTGTCAACGCAGAAGATCAGGGGCTAAGTGGAGATACTGTACAAAGTATTCGAGAATATTGGGACGATTCAGGATTTGCTCCTGAGAATTGGCGTAGAGTTCAAATAGCGGACAAAGGGTATGGGTACTTGCGTAGTTGGATGGATTCGGGAATAGAACCTGCAACGATTATTGCCACTATACGTGAACTGTATCAACAAAAGAAAACGGACAGTAGAGAATTACAATTTCCTGCATCTAACAGACGCACTCCGCAACAGAGTTTGATCATGGGTGCTATGCAGGAAATGGAAGACGATCCTATTAGTGTTAATTGGACCAGTATAGCACAATTAAAACGTTTTAGTGGTGCGTATATAGTTGGCGGGGCACGAGATCAATGTTTGCGCGAAGTAGAATTGCTAATGAACGCATTTAACATCCGCTACAAAAGAATAGACAGTTTGGTGTACACATAATGAGAGCAAAAGAATTTATTATAGAAGATGCTTTTAATGGTATAGATATATCAATAGAAGTAGAAGATGATGAGATTATGGTAAAGGCTACTAGTAACGGTCGTGAACTAGGTCATGTATTGTTTGTAGTCGACGGCAAGTATTTGATGCCGCAGGATTTAGAAGTAGACGAACGATATCGTGGTCAAGGCATTGCCTCTACCATGTACGACTATGTAAAGAGTAAGGGATATAAAATTCGCCGTAGTGGACAACAAACAGATGCAGGCGCTGGATTTTGG